CGTTGCGAGAGTTTGGAGAATCGTTTACTTCAAACTTAATAGAATTTGCTTTTCTAATTAATCGCAATAAAGACGCATTTCTAACAATCCCTGTTAGTTTTTTATAGCCACCTATTTTTAATGCCTTTCCAAACTCTCGCAACGCTTCTAAAAATTTTTCTTGTGGATCAGCTGAAAATAAATGCGCTTGAGATGCTACAGGGCTTTGTACTTGAAAAAATAAAATAGTTTCTCCGTGTCGAAGCGCTCTAAATTTATTTGATTTAATAGCGGCATATACATGTGAATATACATTTTCCCAATCAGCACTTGGATCCATGCGCTCCATACTACGCTTCACAATTTCTTGTGGAGTTAACTTTTCCTCAATTTTTGGAGGTAAGCTTTTAGAGTTTGGATTATATTCTTTTCTTGGTTTTGCACTTTTTGGCATTATTCTTCCGTCCTTTGATTAACAACGTTTACAACCATTGCTGCCCAATCTTGCCAATTTTCAAATTGATAAGGATCAGGTATTGCGTTGTTTGTAAAAATATCAATAGCGTTTAATCCTACCGCCCATGATTTCCATTCATCTTCATTATCAGAAGGTATTTGTAATTGCTGTCCTGAATAAGCTTCGCACATCAATGAAGCCCATGATTGGAATGTATGATACCTCGGATCGTATACTAAGGATATAGTCATTAATATGGTCTCACATCACCAATATCAGCGCTTAACAATAGGTAACCTAATTGATAATCACCACCTACAACATTACTTTCAAATTTTAATCGTAACTCTCTGCGTTGTTCACGCATGTCAATCTTACCTGTATTTTGATCAAATACATAAGGACCTGTAGTCTCGTCTTCAGACTGAGCAAAAGGTCGACCTGTAACATATAAATTCATTTCACCGCTTTGTATAAAGTCAGGTTCAACACGCTCGAGTCTTAACCAATAGTTAGCACCTTCGGCTGAAGCTTGTGCAGGACCACCCGTTACCCAACCTAAATTGTTTGTTTCAAAATTGCTTTGTAAAGCAAGTGGTTCATTCCCTACAATAGCATCAGTACCAATCTCGTTTTGATATAAGCTAACTAAATTTTGTAAATCGTCAGTAGCCAATGTAATAGTAAAGTTAGCTCCCGCAGGTATAAATTTAGAGGTAATTGTAATGCTTCCTGTTGCTGTGGATGAAAGATCTACAATATAGGTACCAACTCCACCATTACCTGAGCTGAATGCTGAAATTCTAGTTCCCGCGCTAATGCCCGCTCCTGTGACATACTGACCTACATACAATGTACCTGAGGTTATAGCGGTAACTGTCATAACAGTACCACTTACAGAACCTGTGACTACTGCAATTTCTTGAGTTAAAGCATCATTAACTGCATAACCTGACCCTTTGTTAAACATAGTAACAGTTGTGACAATTCCACCTGCTACAACAACATCAGCTGAAGCGCCTGTTCCTGTAACGCTACCCGTTAAAGCAACATTATAATAAGTTCCGTTTGTGTAACCTGACCCTGCATTACTAATTGTTGGATGGCTTGTAATAGCTCCCGTTGTATTAATGTCCCAATTCATATTAATTGGATAATGGAAAACTTGGGAGAAGTAACCTGCTGATCTTCTTGTACCTAAAGCTTCACCTGCGTCGTACCAACAATTTTCTCGAATGTTATAAATGATTGCATCATTACATTCTTCAGAGTCTCCTCTTGGATAGAACCACCACACTTCACCAAAACGAGGAACTTTTGTTGCGTAAACTTTTTGTCTTTGAGCATAATTTAAATTATCAAAGAAATAGTTTTGATTCATAGTGTTTGGAATTTCTTTTACAACACCGTTATATAATAAGAATCGATCAACACCACACCAATAGTAAATACCGTCGTATTCAATAACTGATTGTGATGAAAGAATAGATGTTTGAGATGAGATAATGTCATAACGCCAATAAAGCGTTGCACCATAATCACCGCTGTTGGGTATACCAATGTTAGTTGGTGTGTAGCTTACGCGTATAAGCGAATCAAGAGCCCAAAACAAACCTGAAGGAGCATTAGAACCACCTCGAAGTGGAAGACCTTTTACTATTTTTGTAGAAGCTACGTTAGTTTCGTTTGCGTCGGCAGACACCCAATCATCTATATTTCCTGCTGAATTATTTTTAATTAATCCGTTGTTACCATATACAAACGTGTATGGATGTAATACCACAACCCCACCTGAAACATCAATTTGGTTGTCAAAGGTTAATGTAGCATTTGGATTTGTGGCTGTCGCGTTGTTAGATAAAGTTACAGTTAAACTTACAACTGATACTACAGTTGTGTTTGAGGGAATACCTGTACCTGTTACTGTTTGTCCTGCACCTATTAAGGCATTAGTAGAGGCTAATGTAAATATAGGAGATCCGTTTGTAATACCACCTACCGCTGTAAATACGCCAATAGCAGTTAAAGAATTCCCCGTGATGTCTCCGCCTAGTACGGGTGTATTTATTTCACTTGCTATGTCGTTTAAATTTAAACCAGGGTGCGCAAGAAGTGTTTGATCACCGCTACCCTGAGCATCAAATGTAGAATCAAATTGCCAAAGGTTAGCATCATTTGCGGTGAAGTCTGAAAGAGTAAAATCAACGACACCTGTACCAACGCCAAGATTATTGATGAGTAAGCCTTGAACCCCATTGTTATATCCGCTAAAAACCCTATTAAAAGTACCTTGTGGGTCTAAATAGATACCACGAGAAGGACCTGCAAAATTATTAGTAATTTCACGATAGCCTAGTATTTTTCTAGGACGACCGCGTTGAAATCTAACCCACTGACCACTCGTATAAACAGATCTGTCAAATACAGTACCGTCTCGTTGAATGCCAGGTTGGGTATCTAGGGCAAAAACCTTTTTTGTCATTAGGTAAAGATCCCGCCAAGAACCCCTCCGCTGAATACCCCTGTTCCATTGACAGTAATACCTGTTGCATTTACCTCAAATCGATTAGTGCCTAATATAGAAACGTTCCACGCGCCTGCACCTGCTCGATAAACGCCTGTTGTAGGTTCTGATGCAAAATAAAGTGATGGTGATCCTGCGCTACCATTAGCTAAAGCATTAACAGATGCTCCTGCTTGAACTGTATTAGCGTTATAAAAATTAACACCATCACAAATAAGCGTTGATTGATTTCCTGCGGCTATTGTTGCATTAGCTCCGCCTGCTACACCCGTTGTAATAGTTAATGAAAAACCGTTTGGAGTAACTTGGTTACTTACAATATAAAAAGCAACAACAGGAGGGTAGGTAATAGTAACGTTGTTTGATAAAGTACCAACATATTCTTGAATGAGAGATGTTGCTTCCGTAGCAGATAATGAATAAGATCCTGCGGTAACTTCTTTAGTAATTGATGAGAATAAGAATCTTGTGCTTACACCATAACCTACAGTTACAAAGTCTGAACCGTCACAAACGATAATACATGACTCGTTAGGTTGAAATGCTTTAGATGAGGCAAGGTCAATTGTATTAATTCCTGTAGTTGATATGGTAAGTGTACCTGTACCATTATTCTTAAAGAAACAAAACCAATTGTTACCTAATGTAGAAGCGGCAGGTAACGTAGCAGATCCTGTACCACCACCCCAAACCTTTGTTTGACTTCTGTCTGTATCTAAAAATGTATATCCTGCGGTAACGCTTGATACGGGAGCTGTTTGATTAAGTGTTGCTCCTTCGGCTTCCAAACCAAATCCTGCTAACGTTGTTGCGTCAGGAGATGATGTACCAATACCTAGTGCAATGTTTGACCAAGTACCTGAAGCAGTAGAGTTGTTAGTAATGTAAAAGTATCTTGTTCCACCCGCTGTAATAGTACCTAATGTAGCTCCTGTAGAACTTTTAATAGTTAATACAAAAGCGCTTGGGTTCTTAATAAATGCGTCTTGACCTACTGATACTTGATTTGCGGGAGGCATAAATACAGACAAACCACTTGTTGATGGTGTGATGTCCATAATACGAGCGGCTACGTTGGTAGATGTATTTCCATTAATGGGCCATACAAGCGTTAAATCAGCAGAGATTGAATACGATGCGTAACTTACATCGGTAGGTTGTATAACGTCTCCTGTAAAGGGGGAGGTGTATATAGTCATAATTAAGTATCAAGAACAGTTGCCTGTCTGTCTCCAATTCGTTGAGTGTTTTCTGTTTTCAGCGTATTCATAATAGCTGTATATTGTTGTTGCCACATAGGTGTACGCTCATCATTTTTAAGGAATGGCATAGCTTGTAGCAATGATCCATAAAGCAATGCTTGTGGAGCATAGATAGTGAACCAATTAGTTTGGTTTGTAGAATCTAATGGCTGTACGCGTTCGTAGTATAAGACCTCGAAGCTGTAGTTTGATGCAGGGGTAGGAGCAACTAACCAATTATCGTAGTTATAATCGCAATAGAATTTAGGTATACCTGTTTGTGTATCATCAGGCCAATACTCTCTTAGATATTCATACTTGCGCAGTAAGACAGGTTGACGTTCACCTGCTACAGTAATGTTCATAGATACGGTTTTGTGCCAACGAGCAGGCTTTTGTATCGTGTTTTGTGCTGTTGTAAAAGTTGAGTTAGCTACATTAAGATTGCCTAAAAACTTAATTTCAGACGCAATGACTTGCTCTGCTAACATAATAAAGAGAGGGATCTTTTCTAGCGTAGCTGTATCTGTACGCTCGAGGTATGATTGAATGTTTTCAACCAAGCTATCATAGGTCATTGCTACTGCGGTGGTCATTACTTAACCTCGTAAAAATAATTGATATTCATCGTTACGACGTTTTACAAGACCTTTTACAATCTTCCCGCCTGCCCTATTATACCTTAAAATCTGTTCTGAAGCGCCCTTTTTATCGCCTCTAAGGATCTTTTGACGGAGGGTTGATCTTTGTAGTGTGCCCAAACCAAGGTTAAAAGCAAAAGACACAAGACTATCAAATTCACATTGTCTAAGAGACACAGGAAGTTGCAAAGCAACTCCTCTTTCAAATCTATTGAGATCCCGTACAAGGAGCGCATCTATTTCATCTAAAGTAAGTACTCTATCCCAAGCGTCAGGAAGAGACTTGCCGTTGCCAATAAGGTGACCAACTCCAACTGTCCATAAGCCAATACAATCTTTGTAAGGCTTTGCTCTAACGCCCTCATGGTGCTTAATAAGCCTAAGCCCTTCACTTGAAACACGCATTTATTTCCTTGCAAAAGCTCGTGAACCAAAATGGAACATAATAATGGCTGACCAAATTTGTTGTGTCTGATCATCCCAAATAATGTCAATTAAAGCGCCTGCATCCATGCCCTTATTCCATCCATATATAAAACTAGCAATTTCTATAACTACAAACAAGGCAAATAATCCTAATGAGATTACAGGTCTAACAGCTGCTCTTGCTGTATGAATCCATGGCGCTGCCTTATCATCTTCTGATATTTTTGAATCGTTAGCATATAAAGCAACCATCTCGTCTGTTTGAGATTGTGTTTGTATTTCTTCTAATTTAATAGCTTCTATTTTTTCTTGTGATGCAAAACCTTTTTCGGCCATTGCAAGTTCACGGTCAATCTGTAATTGAGCCATTTCGCGCTCATGTTTTTGGTCAGATTTTTGTTGAAAGAAGTTAAGCACTGACGGGAGTGCTGATGTAGTAAATCCTAATAACGATCCGAGTAAGCTAAACATTATTTAAATCCTTTAGTTTTTTCATGTTCTTCTAATAATCTTACACGAATAGATAATTCTGCTATTTGACCTTTTAATTCTTCTTTAAGCCTTGCTCTAGCTTCAGCAGATATAGGGCTATCAGTTGGCACACCTGCTTGAGTAATTAGAATAGGCATTTTTGATTTAATATCTATAAGATCAGCTTGCATACCTGATAGTGATGAAAGCATCCATGCGATAGCTGAAATAATTACAGGAAACATCATGCTCGTTAGTTTTGACAAATCCATTATTTATCCTTACTTTAAAACAATGCTAAGTAATAAAAGAATAATGGCACCCGCAGATGCCATTAGGATACCTTCTAATCTTTTCAGTCTTGCGTTAATTGCTTCATATCTCAACGCACATACTTCTTCGTGAGTAGTTAAACGATTGTCAACCTCGTGTATTTGCTGTTGAGACATAGTACCATTCCTTTATTCTGTTTCTTCGGTTTTTTTGGCTTCTTCACGAGCTTTCATAATTTCTTCAGCTTGTGGAGCGCCTTGATCTTGAATTTGTTTAATCAGAGAAAATACATTCTGATAAGGTAATGTACCTAAGTTTGCAAGTAAAGCGTTTGTATCTTCTAAAGTTAATGTTAAATTAATTTTTTCGTTCATTTTATTTCCTTCTTAAAAAGTAGTTTAAATTTTAATAAATTTTTTGCTAAAATAGCTTTTATATTATAACCTAATAATTAAATTTTGTTTTCTGCAAAAATATTTGCAAAAACTGTATTATCTTCTAAAGCTTCAATTTCATGCCATTCTCCATTTGGAAGAATAAATGCACCGTCTTCTTTAGTAATAATTTTTTCTTTACCTTCCATTCTTAAAACGCATGATCCGCTATGACAAATAGTTGCATGGTTATAAAAATGCTCATGTTTTGGTAGCCCTTCACCTTTGTTAGCGTGATATACATTAATTTGCGCGCCGTCGTATGTGAATGTATGTTTTAACGGAGATGCAATCATAATTAAAACTCAATCCATCCTGTCATA